GCTCAGCTGGTGTCATCGGTGCCGGCTCAGCTGGTGTCATCGGTGCCGGCGCGGCTGAGACGATGGCGGGGGCGCTGAGGAGACATAGGTTGACGTGGTTAAATTTCATCGATTCCCCCCAAGAGGTCGTGAACGAGAGTGAAGAATCGAGCATCACCGTAACGATAACCACATTGGCATGCCCCAACAATAGCACCTACGAGGAGGCTTAGACACATTGGTATTGCAGCAATTAGCAATACTACCAATGTCAGCATAAAAACCGCAATAGTGCGCATCAATCCTCCAACACTTGAACATGGAAATGATTGACGTGATCGGCTGTTCCAATGGCATGGCGAACCACCATGCCGATGCTGACAGTAGCCACCAACAGCACAAGCACAACCAGTGCGATAGCGATCACGATAACTTTCGTGTCAGGTGTTGCTCGGTAAGACGGACGGTCATCATCCCAGATGCAATCTGAGCAGGGAAGCTCTTCGCAATCTGTTCGAAAGTGAATGCAGTTTTGGCACGATTTCACAGTCTTCCCTCCAAATACTTAACAACAGTTTCGACGGCTTCTTGCCAACCGTAGCATACGGCATAGGCATAACCAGCATCTCGCACGTCACATTGAAACAATTTCTGCTCAGGTGATTGTTTCCCTTTGGGTTTCTTCAGCTCAATGCAAAGACCGTGATAACAGTTATCCATCCATTTATCAAGAGGATATAGAAACAAGATGTCAGCAACCCCGCTTTTGATCCCCATCGCTTTGCGTTTCATCGCAAGTTTAATTGAACCACTCGAATTTTCATTCTGTGTTGCAAAAAGTAATTTGCTGCCAAGCATGGCGTATTTGTATGGATTAGCCGCAGCCATCAGCGCCATACACTCGAAAAACCGTTTCTGATGTTCGGCCTCTTTGGACTTATCGTCAATCTTCGTGATGAACTTAAACGATTCGTAGAACATCAAACCATCCTTTCTGTCGATCACGTTGCAACTTCTTGAGCTCAAGCGTTGCATCATGCAGCTTGCAGGATGCAACCAAACTATCAGGATTTTTGGCCAAAAGGCAAGACCAAAATGAGATAATGAATTCGAGTTTCTGACATTGATCTTGCATAAAACACCTCAGAGAAGTAGAGCACAAATCCAAACGGCTGTGACAAACCCAGCAGTAAATGCACAGATCAACGCGAGGATTGTTTTACGTTCGTCTGATTGCACGCCGTAGTTGTCTAGAGAGTGTTGATTGGGGATCCGCTTGTTGCCGGTCTCACATGACCAGCAGGGCTCATCCACAGTGCTTTTATACTCCTCCCAGTTGCTATATAAATTGCAGCTATGACACGGTTCCGCGGAATGATTTTTGCCGCCATGGCGGCAACTAAGGCAACTACTCATAAACTATCCTTTCTGGCTGAAACGTAGTAGTGCTCAATTGACTGATCCAGCGCAGTCAGAGCCGCTTCCAACAGCGCACCTTCCTGAGTCCTGGCACTAAGCTCAATCCGTTCACCGTGGGGTAGAGGGCAAAGGCTGTAGGTCATGTAGCTCTCCTTACTTGAAGATTACTTTAAGAGGCCAAGTTGCTTAAGTTGTCTGAAAATCCGTTCAGACGGGGAACCGTCATGAGCGCCTGGAGTATCGGGATACATATCATCCAGTTTTTGTGCCAGATCCCAGTATCGATCACATTCCCCCCTGCCACGCCGTTAAAAGCTCTCTTTCCTCATTAGTCATGGCTCTTTCTCCTTGCCCCAAAGGATACCACTTCTGTAGAAGACGTCAAGAGGGGATTTTGAATTATTTTTCAGCAACTTAATACAACACTACCTCCCATTCATCCCCACAAGATTATCGTGGCCGACCATAACTCGGCTAAATATATTGGGGGCGGGAACAGGGTATCACCCAGAATGGGCCTGATCGAAAAGGATCGGCCAATACAACTGTATTGGTGGCCAATGGCTCATCCTTCGTATAGGCAATGTATAACTCAAATGATCCGGACCTCAATTGATCGTATTTATCCATTACCCCGTCAGTCATGAACTCATCGGACCACCCAACGAGGCGTTTATAGGGATGCTCGTTGGCCAACTCAAATTTGAGTTGGCGTTCCAGGATGTCAAAATCTGAATCACACATCAAAGACTCGGAGTTAACATAATACGCATATTTGCAGGCTAATACCAAATCCAACAATTGATTCATATAATCCTCCAAAGAAAAAGCCAGCCCCTGCAGAGACTGGCTGGTGCTGCAGCCGAATCATGGACCATTAGTGATTCACCATGACCGGAAGGTCACTTTGATGGTTTGCTGGCGCGCTGTGCACATCAGTTACTGCATCAAGGTGCAAACCCACAACTCTCAGCGTGTGGCATGGCTGACCTGCTTTAGACCCCAACATACACCAAAACTAAGTTTCATGCAACCCCAAAAATAATTTTTATTTTCTTTCAAAAACCCCTTGACGAAATGGCATGAAGGAATTATCTTTATGGCATAAAGGAAGCAACCCAAAGGAGCCTGAGATGTCAAACTCCACCCGCCGCAACATCCGCAAGGGAGCCTGGAAAACCGCTTGTGCCGAAGCCAGGCAATACGCCAAGGGCGAACTCGAAATCGACCCCAGCGAAACCTGCAATCCCGATGTGTTCTGGATGGCCTGGTCCTGGATGCATCAGTGATCATCACATAAAAACAAAAAGACCCGCCTCATGGCGGGTTTGCTATTTCAATCAATAGCTTTTCCAAGCTCACGCAGCATCTTGCGATAGGCTGCAATCCCCTCTTTCCATCCCAACTCGTAATGCTCTTGCTGCATGTCAAGCAGTGCCCCACTACCACATACTGATAGTTCACGAGGTTTGGGCGCTGGTTTGCGAAGCAGTTGTTCTAAATTCACACTGGACCCCTTTTAGTGCCAAACCATTTTGTCAATTGGATTTTCTTGCAGAGTCTCACAATTCGAACATACAAATTTCATGCCATGTTTAGGTGGCGGCATTGATGATTTACAGTTGTTCCCACAGATGGGGCACCTGAATTCGAAGAAGAAACTGTTGGCGAGTGGGTCTTCAACAGGCATGCCCCTGACTCCTGAGCGCTCGATCAATCAGATTGGTGAGACAGGTTTGTGTTGGAACGAATGTTTCAGGAACCACATACCGCGTTTCCTCAAGCCGAACCTGTGCCGGTGGACTCGCATCCTGAGACTTCATATCAGCCAGCACAGCTTCAAACTTATCCAACGCAGCTTGATCCGCCGGCTCCCAAAGCTCGCATGGCCAGGCGCATACTTGCTCATCACGTTCACCGGCCTGATCTGCCAGCTTGCGAAATAGCCGCAAGCGCCTGGCAAGCGCTTTAGCCACGTCCAAGAGGGCTTCGTTTGTGTCGGTCATATGTAACAACTCCAAGTGGTTATTTAGCCGTGGATATTGACCCGTGCGTAGCCTCACTCATCAGGCGGTCAAAGGTGGCCTCACTCAAACTTCTCCTAGCTGCTTCAATGAACCGATTGGCCACAGAATCTCGATCTTCGAAATGAGCCTTTTGTCGAAACGCTTTCCTTTTTTCAGCAACGATTCTTTCAATCAACTTGTATTCAAAGTTTTTGCATCTCAAAGCATGGTTGGCCCGTTTCTTCCAGTTGAAATCAATCACACCCATCGAATTAGTGAGCAACGCACTTTCTTCTAACTGCGACTTTATCCTAGTCCTAGCTTCATGCAGCTCAAGCAGTTTAGCTTCAAGCTCTTCAATACTCAGACCTCTCAATTCTTCTGGATCCACAGGTCTCTCCGTATCATCTAACGTCCACCTCAAATTTGGATGAGCACAGCGGGCACACCACTTCAAGATCTTCTCTTGGTCGACCGATTAAAATCCAATCATTACAATTTTCCCAAAAGTTGGGGTGGCTAACTAAGTCAACATATTCATTACAATGGGGGCATTTACAAATTAAAACTGGGCTCCAATCCGCATACACTTTGTTTACGTCTTGGCGCAAGTGTCATAACCACCCTTTACAAACCGTAAAACATAGATTTCACTAGGATCTCCAAAGACCCGATACCAAAACATAAGCGTGACATATCGTCAAGTCAATACCATTTTGTGTGGTATTTTGCAACGTGACGTAACACGTCACATCTATGAATGCGATATGTTGATTATCTTAAGTGAATCACTTAAGTATTCTGTGAACAACATCGCAACAATCACATGGCAAACTTTCGATTGTTGTCACTCCACCAGCACAATATGATCCAACATAGTTCCCATCCAGTGTCCGATCAGCATACTGAAGTAACGCACCCTTCTTAAGACGCATGTGATCAATATCTCTGTTCAATCTCACTTCCATGACAACCCCTTATGCTTCCCAAGCTTCACTGAAATCACGGTCTGCGAATAACTCAGCCAAACCAGTAACTTGTTTCAGCCTCAAAACTTCGTCAGCTTCCATACCTAGCTCCTTGGCAATCTTCGCATCATCCCAGTTCCTGCGACTCAGATCCAACACGATATCTGCCATGGCGTCGACTTGATGTTTACCCCTTGCTCGGTTGTGACGTATGGTAGCAGCAATGCGATCTTCTTTGCTGGTCCGGTCTGGATTTATGACAGCTATGGGCATTCGACCACGAACCCGTTTTTTAACTGAACCTACCTCCCTAGCCACACGGTTGCGATGAAACCCATCTACCACCTCATAGGTGCCACCAGCATCAGGCCAAGCCACAATGGGTTGTGTGTAACCATCCTGCATAATTGACAATTGCAACAGACGCATTTCAGGAGGAGCCACACTGTTTGGATTATAATCATTAGCATGAAGTTCGTCAGCCTTAACCCACAGAATGCAATCTACAGGTTCACGACGCATGGGTGAATACTCTCGTAAAGCTTTGCGAATATCATTGATAACGTCAACTCTGGAATCCTCATCAATGACTTCCAGTTCGCGAAAAACATCTATTGCAGCTTCTACAATCTGTTTGTGATTCAAATCAACCCCCACTCAGATCTCCGTTTTTTCATCAACGCCTGGTATTTTGAGAACGCTTCGGTCTTGTTCTGCGAGAAAGACAAACCCTTACACCAATAATCGTTGCGCAGCAAGGCTTTACATATTCTAGTCCAGCTCGGAGTGGCCTTATCGGTGGCACTCCCCTCGTCCGGAATGCCGGTTGGGTAACCTCGCTGTTGATACCATCGTAGAAAAACTGCGATTTTATTGCGGTATTGCTCAGCTGTTGCAGGTGGTTGACTGGCTAGAATCATCTCCGCAAATTTCTGCCACGTCAGATGAGCCGGCTTGCTAATTTTTCGATAACCCAAGATGTTTCCTGACTCCTGGACATAGAGAGCGCCCTGATTTGCCCCATTGACTCTAGCCACAACCTTGCCCCACGTCTCAGGTTCAATGATGTGAAACAACCACAACCCCTTCCGCTGGTCATCACCATAAGGTTGACAAATACGGGCTTGGTGGATCGTTAGCCCAGCCTGGTGCATCCGATCATACAATTTATTGTAAGGAGCTTTAAATCGCCCGTTAAACGTCCAGATATCTTCTGTTCGCCAGTCGTATATAGGGTAGACGTTGTAAACGCAATTACCGAGCCAAGTGGTCCATTTCTTACCTTCAAACGAACCCTTGGTGTTGGAGGACACCGTCCTGTATCGGTTCAACGATTCGTCTGAGCGAATCCCCACAAAGCAGGCACACAGCTTCCCCTGCGCATACCACTCACCAAATAATGGAACAAACTCTTCAAACTCCATGGCTCGACGAAAGAACGGAAAATAACGTTCATCTGTAATCGCCATCTCTGGAGCGTCTCTAACCCAATCGGCTTCTTTACCTGGCTCCCAACACACCCATTGCGGCTCATATTGACTGACAGCATTTCGTAGGTGTATGGGTAGAGCGACCCAGTATGGCTCAATGTATTCCGCATACCTGTCGTATAGCTCTTGAATATGGGTTATTGTTAGCGCATACTGAGCTTCCAGGTCAACAAATAGCACACCGACCTTACGCCTACGTCGAATGGCTTCATGCATAACCAGATGAAGCATGACAGAGCTATCTTTACCGCCACTAAAGCTGACGTATATTCTCGGAAAATCATCAAAAACTGAACGAATGCGCTCAGTTGCAGCGTCTAACACGTTTATCCCGAGTGGTCGCTTAGCCATTGGTCCACATCCACAATTAGGGCGATTCCGCCGGATGGAGTAACAGTGCAAAAATAACGTTCGGATGATTTCCACGAAGTATACCGTTTCACCTCATAGAGATGCTCAGACTCTAAAATAAACCATAACTCAACACCGCGTGATCCAGTGCTGTTTGATCCGGCATATTGAATCTTGCCTTTTAAAAATCTTCTGTCAAATCCAAATTTGTCTGATTTGTCAACAATTTCAGCCACCCATGGTCGACGTGCCTTGGTGTTACCAATAACAGCCTTACCAAAATTACCACCAAACGCATAGTCGAGTTTCATGGACTCCAGTATGAGCCTGGCATCACAAGACTCACCTATATACTCAAGAGATAAAGTCGCCTTCATTGGTCCACACTATACAACCCCAACAAGCAACGGAAAGTGTGCTTGGCGCGTTCAACGGCCATCTCCGAAGTAACTATTTCCGGTTGCCCTAAATGGGCAAACAATGCACAATTTCTTAAATCCTCAGGATCAACTTTTCCCACATTGTTGATGTAAGCTAGCAGCTCTTCACAGGCGACCCTAATACCTTCAACGTCTTCTTCGATACTACATTGGGCGCGTTCCATTTCAGCCACCTCTCACTTATCGGGTTCCCCGATGCCAAGAAGATAACGCAATTGTCCTAGATGTCAATTGCGTTTATGAAATTATTTTTCAACAAGGATGAAATGGCGACTGGTATACTTCTTGCAATACTCTTCGAACGTGTCATCCATGTGCTTGCGAAGATCGTGCCAATCCCATGAATCGACAGGATTGGTAAAAGATCGACTCCAAACGACCGCGTAATCGTCAACACCACCCATGAAGTTCAGGTAATCGTTGATGCTCTCGAACTGAGCTACACCATTTTGGCATGTTTCCTGCGTCATACTACTCCTTTGGTTTGACGATGCCGTGTTTTTCAAGCCAATCGCGATAGCTAACGGCCAACTCGTCATTCGTGTGATAGCCGTATCGGCTTCGTGTCGCAATCCGATCCTCCTCAGCACTCTTGATCACTTTGACAACGTCGAGCGCTTGTTCCAGAGGTTTGCCCATTGTTTTTCCCCACAGGTTATTTCTCAGGCGGAACTTTGCAGGCTCGCAGGATCAATTCAGAAGCGAGCCAACAGATGATTCCAATTGCAACGATGATGCCAATATCAATGACTTTGTTAAACATTTGAACCTCTCAGTAAGTCACTCTTTGTCATGGCCAGCGATCAATTGACGTATGAATTCTTCTTTTCCCTCATTCCACCGTCTGAGCGCATCTCTATGTGCTGTCTCTCGCAGTTCCTATAGTGCTTGTTTCAAGCGTTCTTGCAATCACAACTCCGAATTAATTTCAGGGTGATCCAGGCCGGCTGCTGTGATCTCAGGGTGCTTCGCCAGGCACCTAAGGGCTTCCTGAGCCGCAGGAGTGGCACAAGCGTTCGCCGTAGTGTCAAGGACGAATTCAAGAATTCCGCACAGCAGTTGGTCGAACATGTGTTCTCCAGGTTCGCTCGCTTCGGTTTGATTTTCCTTGCAACCCAAGAATAGCTCTTTGCCTGGTGGATGTCAATGGGGATTTGAAATTTGGACTCAGAAGATCAATTCGCAAAAATCAACACTCTCACTGTAATAGCCATTACTTTCACCAAACCAACGCAATGTCACGTATCCATTTTGCGTGGCGAATTTATAGAATGTCCAGGTGTAGTCGTAACAATTGGTGGGTGTTGTCACCCCATTGGGTGTCTCACATCGCTCACTAACAACCTCTTCGGCATGTAGAATCGGACATCCTATCAAATCATCCACATCCCCGCAGACGTCCTCCACAATCACGCTTTCACAGCAGCATTGATCATGAAACATGAGATAGCGTTTTCCGCCTGAACACTGAAAAGTGATTTCTCCACTACCTGGCTCCATCCCTATAATCTCGGTGATTGTCTTACCCATCAATGCGTCAATGCGGCATTCTGCGCGTGGCATGTGTGGACTCCAGTCAGTGGTAGCGGTTTATGGAATCAAAAAGCCCCAAGTATAGTCTTGGGGCAAAGCCTCTACGGACACTTGGTCTATCAGGAGGCTTTCAGTTCAGCTTCGATGATGAGGAATCGACTTCAACTATGGCCGGGTTGTCATCATTCCCGCTGTTGAGTCCATGATCGGATTTTTGTTCAGGAAGTCAACACCTTTCTAATTGAGATCCAATCTCATCATTTAAGGCTATCGTTTGGCCATGGACATCGCGATATGCACTCAAACGCATTCTAGAGCCACTCAAGCGAACCTCGCGCGAGCAACCAGCCTTTTGGAGTCAGCTCGCAACCCGATTCGGACGAATTTAACGTGCTTGTTCCCACAAGGGTATTCTCTGGATAACAAAACCGGGAAGCCCAAAAGCCTCCCGGTCACAATCCACCCGAGGTTCATCACTGGTTGTTACGTCCAGGAGAGGAGTAGCCTCGGGATCAACTACTCTGGCTGACGGGTGGGGGACCGCAGCGCTACCCAGACAAATTACATCAATTCCGGCGGTGCGGCTAGTCTGGAAAATATGCGCATATGCAGTTCGATAGAAGGCCCGAAACAATAGTCTCAAAATAGAAGAATGTCAATAGAAAAAGAAGTAAAAATAAGATAAATATATAAATATAAATAATAATATATACTTATATAAATACTACTATTACTACTACTTACAAACATACACAAAAATACATATAATATACATTACATAACTACTACTACTACTACTACTTACATAATACATACAATACACTTAAAAGGGGTCAGAGTGATCGCTCAGGGGAGGTGGTGTATTTCCCCCTGTAGGCCCCCTGTAGGCCCCCTCCCCTACCCCATGTATGATACTGAAATCTTGTATTTTGGTGTATAATGTTAAGTTATTGATTTTTAAGCACTTAAATGCAAAATGGCTGTATGTATGAAAATGCGGCTCATGTATGACACCCCTATAGGCAAATTCTACCCATAGGTTATGCAGAAACTGCATATTTTTCTGCATATAGCCTGAACGAAAAATCTTGTATTCAATGTATTGAGCAACCCATTGAAATTGGTGTGTTTATGCAAAGTATCTATCTTATGCGATCGAATGTTGTGTTTTTATGCGAGTTTCTGCATAAAATACTGCATACAGTCTGAACACGATTTTCATGTATTGATGTATTATGCGCATACTCCGCATAAAGTTTGATCGAAAAATCTTGTATTTTGTGTATTGTGAATATGGTGTGTTTTGATTAGAGTTGCATGCGATTTGCACCTTGTATTGAGAATCGGTCAAGAAATTGACATCTTGCGACCCTGAGACCCCGGCCTTACTCTGAGAGTCCGCCTCCATATCTATGTGGGCACCAATGAGGTCTTAAATATGCCTTTGACAGACCAACAAATTGCAACTCTCAGGCGCCTGCCTGAGGAAATCCGAAGTCTGCAGCAGTTTATCCCGTATTGCTTGGAGGTGAATCCAGAGGATGGGACTCGCCCCGCCAAGGTGCCCAAGAGTCCATTTACTGGACTCACGGCTTACCCCAAGAGTCGGCAGGACTGCGTTGATTTTGAGACGGCACTTGCTTGTGCATATAATACTGATGCAAATGGCATCGGGTTGATGCTTTTTGAGGACGATCCATACGCAATCTTGGACATTGACCTCAAACACCTGGAGATGGATGACCCGATTTGCACCCAATCCTGGGAGCTCTGTAAATGGCTCAATTGCCCCACCGAGGTGTCGGTATCAGGACGTGGTTTGCACGTCTTCCTCAAGACCAATGAGGTCTTTAATCGCCGCACTAAAGAGATTGAATTCTATACCAGCAAGCGCTTTATCGCTTTGACTGGTGATATGGTCATCGATGTGCTGTTGCAGTCTCCTGAAGCCATCCAGGAGAAACTCAGCGCCATGAAGGCCTACTACTTTCAGGTGCCTGGTAACAGTAACAACGCTACTGTTCAAGTGATCTCCGAAGAAGTTCGGTATGACGATGATGAGGTTTTGGAACGCTGTCATCGATTCAACGGTGAAAAGTTTGCCGCGTTCTTTGAGCGGGACTTTGATGATTTGAAGGTCCTGTATCCACAGACTTGGGATGGCTCTGGGCAGTCGACCTATGATCAAGCTTTGTTCAACATGCTCTCATTCCACTCTCGGAACAAAGAGCAGACGATTCGGTTGTTCCACCAAAGTCAGCTTGGCCAAAGGCCAAAAGCTTTCCGTGAAGACTATCTCGACAGGACGTTCAGCCGAGCGATGGATCTTGTGCTGCCAGAGGTTGAGCCGATACCCAATCCGTTCCTGTCTGATCCAGCTGAGCCGGTTGTAATCGAGACACCTGCCGGCAACACTCTGGAGTGGCAGCCAACCTGGCCAGAGGGCAAAGTAGGTGAGCTCGCTAAAGCGTTCTACCGCAACTCCAAACGACCAATCCCGTTGATTTCGATTGTGTCAGCGCTGGGTCTATTCTCCGGGGTGTTTGGGCGGAGCCATAGTGTTTGGGATACGTCGCTCAATATCTATATGGTGTTGGTGGCGGGGCCGGCGACTGGCAAGGAAGACACTACCAAAAACGTAAGCAATTTGCTTGCTACTTTGCGGCAGCGTGATCCAAAGATCGCAAACTTTCTGGGTCCAAAAGCGGCCAGCTACTCCGGATTGATGCGACACCTTGCGGAGAACCCATGTTGCGTGTCATTGTTTGGCGAGTTTGGTAAGCAGTTGGGCCGCATGGGCGGTAAGAACCCATCCGAGACATATCGTGGCTTGGCTGAGGCGTTCCTGGATCTCTACGGTAAGGGCGAGAAGGGTAACATCCTGATCGGCCAGACCTACAGCGACAAGGAAAAAAACGTTGCTGCGACAATTCAACCTGCTTTTTCCATGCTTTGTGAATCGGCTCCTGGGTCTTTCTGGAAGAATTTAACAGACGAGGCGTGCACTGATGGTTTTTTGCCTAGGTTTAGCATCTTCGAATACACGGGATTGCGAAGCCTGGCCAACAAGGAAAAATATCCAATACCCTGCGACTTGGTTGATTGGTTTCTGAACGTCGGTAAAACCATCACATTGCGTAATGACGAGCACAAAGTCACTCCAGTTGAGCTTGACGTAGACGCGTTAGCTCTGGACGAAGCGTTTGATCGCAAAACTAACGATCTAATCAACGCGGCAAATGCTGCCGAGGATTGGGTAACTGCTTCCTTATGGGGTCGCACGCAGTTCAAAATTCTGAAGATTGCCAGCTTGATCGCAGTTGGCGTTAACGTCTGGCAACCCGTGATCACCGCATCGATCTGGCAATGGGCACATGACCTTGTGATCTGGGAGACGGAGAATGTCTTATCTAGGTTTGCTCGGAAGGACGTCGGCGCTGATGCCTCCGAAGGCAAGCAGATCTATGAGCTCAAAAAGGCCATTCTCGAGGCATTGTCTGTTAATGCCGAGTGTATCACGAAATCACAAAAATCTCACGGTTTGTTAAAAGAGGTCTTGACGGATTCTGTGGTTCCCTTATCCTATCTTTACTGGCGAGTGGCAAACAAGATTTGCTACAAGCAAGCCAGTAGGGATGTCAAATTCGCACTGGACAATGCCCTAAAAGTGCTTTGCGACAGCTCGATCATTGAAGAGCTTGATGCAGCAACACTCAACAAGCGCTACTGTAAGCGCAAGGGTAGGTATTTCCAGGTGCTGAATTTTGATGGGCTGAAGGCTTAAGGAGGTGTCGCAATGAGCGCATACAAGCGATTTCTGTTGTTTGGTTATGATCAACATTATGCGATGGGCGGTCACTGTGACTCCCGTGGGTCGTACAGCACTGTGGATGAGGCTAAATCAGCCATTGAATTCATGTCATATGACCATTACGACCTGCTTGACCTTGAAAACCGGGTTTGGGTCGATTTGGATATAAACTGATGTGTAACAAACAAATGACGCGCGACAACTTCGATCCAGTTAAAGTTTTGTTCGAATTGCGAGAAGGAACAATTGGTGGTATTGAAGTATTTCGGTTGCTAGAAGAGGCGTGCCACGCGTTACATCGTCAACACGTATTGATTGAGAATGCACGTGCAGTTATATCGAATTTGAGTCAGGATTTGGGGTGTAATTGTAGCTAACTCGGACGCCGCCGGAAGGAGACAGAATGGCAAATGAACCGAAGCGGCGGTAGCGTCCGAGTCAATCGAAAGGTTAGGCGATGCCCAAACAGAAGAAACCTGATCATTGTCGAGGATGTAAGTATCATCATGAGGCAGGGCACAAGCCAGGGACTCCATTGCATGGGAGCCGATACTGCAACTGGTGCTGCAAATATTCAAACCACGCTCCAAGAGCTGTTTCGATATGCATACAGATGGCAGGGAGAGATACGGTCTAGTGATAGAGTTAACCAGGCGCAACCGCAAGCCGAAACGATGGAGAGGGCGTGGAAATCGAAACTGACAGCGAAGGAGGAAACATGCACCCACGATATGACGAAGCCTGTGATGCCCTTGATGCCTCTGTGTTCAGTGGCGAACTTATAAGCGACCCTGAGAACAGAAAGGGATTTAAGGAATACCTTGAACGCTGGAAGAGAGCTGTGGAAGAAGCAGACCGATCCGATGCTCAACGAGCAATCTAACGCTGGAGTTGGCCCGGCGACCGCAAGGGAGCGCAGGTCGAACGACCGGTTAGGCGACCGTGGCTGACAGCAAGGAGATTTATGGAGCACCGTGCCAAAGAATTTGCTACCCTTGCCCATACACGGATTGGGCAAACTCGAAAATATACGGGTGAACCCTACATCGCGCATCCCGCCGCCGTTGCTGAACTGGTGCGGAGCGTGCCGCACACAGAGGCAATGCTTTGCGCTGCGTGGCTGCATGATACCGTGGAGGACTGCGGGGTTAGCCTGGATGAGATCGAGCAAATATTTGGGTTTGAGGTCGCATCGCTGGTGGAACAGCTGACCGATGTTTCCAAGCCCTCGGATGGCAAACGAGCCATCAGGAAGGCCATGGACCGTGAGCACACGTCCAAGGCGAGCCCACAGGCAAAAACCATTAAGCTAGCTGACCTTATCGACAACACACGAAGCATCGTTGAGCGAGACCCAAATTTTGCGCGTGTCTATCTGGAAGAGAAGCGACTTCTTCTGGAATTACTGCGCGAAGGAGAAGCCCATCTCTGGGAGGAAGCCTATCGCTTGGTGGTCGGCTAACGCCCGGCTTAACCGGCGCGGCTGAAGGCCGCGTCCGTGTTGAAGCCGTGGTTAGACGGCACAGGATGAAACGAGAAACAGGAGAAACGATGACACTGGAAAATTGCTTGAGTGTTTCCTGCGAAGCCCTGGATGATGCGAAGTTCAAGGCAAAATTATATGAAGGTCGGGCAGTCGAATTAGCCAAGGAACTTGAGAAAGCCGAACACGACAGGAACCGATACAAGAATCGGCTTGAGGCGTCGGATGCTCTGCTGCGACGTGCCAAGGCTGTTATTCCCTTTGAATACGAAGATGAAATCGAAGTCAAAACTGCAATCATTCGACACCTGAATGATGCTGTCTAACTCTGTATTTGACGACATTTTGTCGCATAAACAGGTAAAATCACAGAAAAACGCGACAATTCAAATTTCCACTCTTGACACCTAACGCAGCGGTATTACCCTTACGTCGTGGAGGTAAACATGAGCTGCCAAATTGAGCACCGAAACAATTGCCTGAATGCTATATTGCGATTGCTTGCGAGATCTGCTTCACGGGAAGGCAATTCTGCAATTAGCCGGGCCAATCACGCGTTGTGTTTGGCTGTGTTCCATCAAAACGTTTGGAGGTAATGTGGCCGTATGGTTGCAATGCCTATTACTAGCGTCCGCCTATCTATCCATATCTCTAGCGATACGATATCTTGTGAGTGATAGGTCCGCGAATTGGTTTGAACGAGTTGTTGCGTTTATCATAATCCTGCATCGTCTAAGGTTGTGACATTATGAATCCACTCACACGAACCGAGCTGTTAAAACTGTTCGAGCTATACAACCTCGGCTGGAAACATGCCGTGGACGGACGAATATCGAATGACATGCACCTGAAGAGCCATTGCTATCGATGGGGTGTCGCCGATGCCTTGTCTGTGCGTTGGGGTAGTTGTTACTAAACCAAGAGAGCACTTCAATTGAGCCCCTCCAACCAGGGGCTCAAACTTTTTTGAAAAGACCTATTGACGGTTTCAAATCCTGGGCTATCCTTTGGGTCAAGGAGGGGGCAGATGCGAACCCTGACACTCAAAGTAACAAGTCACGTCCATGGCCGGAATCTCCACTTGACCAAAATGACCGATACGATCGAGTGGCTCGCATACGAGCTGCGCCGGATGGAGCCTCAGATAGGTCTTGTCGAAATCAAAGCCACGATCATGCAGAGCGTCATGGAAGACGACACCATCACCTGGCTCCCAGGCCACCGAATCGGAATCGAGTGTATCGAAATCTCACCCCTGAAAGCTAGACGCGCTGTCGAACGCTCACGCTTCCTGGACGAAACCGAAGAAACCCTTTATGTGGAGGCACTCTAATGCCTAACTCGTATCACGCCGCCTTCAACCGCTTCCTCTTTGCACTCTGGCAGTCGCAGCGCTCGCCTGAAAATGGCGGAGACGCTAGCAAACTTTCTGCCGCTGAAACCAACCTCGTCACCATCTGGGAGATGTGATGCGGACTTGCTCATGCAATGTTAGGCGCTGGGTTACGCAAACCGACGAAGAGCGTAAGAATGGCATCCAGCGCCAGGAGTGCCTGGTTTGCGGACGGGTCCATCACAACCCAGGCGTTGTTGATTTCGAAACCACCATCACCGAACAGCACCCTTTGACCAGGAAATGAATCCATGTGCGAGCTGACTGAGGAACGCATTAAAGACATTGGCAAGCTGAGTAACTGGTTTATACGCAAATATTTAATTAGTTGCAACACACGATTTGATAGAGATGACTTGTATCAAACTGCGTTCTTAGCCGGTGTAATGGCAGCTCGGACTTACGATCCTAACAAATATGCTCATTTCTCAACATTCGCGATCTGGGCGATGTTGCACGACGTGAACAAATTCATCCGATTGAATCTTCCATTGAAAGTGCCACAGCGGCATTTTGATGAGGCTGATCGTGAAGAACGTGCGCGGATGCGTCGACTAGTCGTCTCTGGCAAAAAAGATGAAGCTGAAGATTCTATGTTGAAGTTCGAAGACGCCGCAACCGAAACCCCCTTCGAGAACGTCTCTCGCCAAGAAAGGGAAAGCTATTGCAAAATGCTCCTGGAGGCACTGCCCGTTGCAGAACGCGATTTGCTGGAGCGGTATTTTGGCTTTGGAGAGCACCTGGGTTGCGAATCGCTAGGCGAGGCGTGCCCGGGTAAGAGCAGACAGCGCGCGCATCAGATCTATGTCCGGGCTATTGGCCGGCTAAGAAAGATCATCAAGTTACGTGAACTCGAAGATGTGAAATTTTCCTCTTGACTTCCTCTGAGCCTACCGTAAACTAGGACTCCCGAGGGAACTATGATCGTCAAAAACCAGCGTGCCGAACTGATGGCCATCACACCCAACGCGGAAAAACTTATCGAGCGAGTAGGTCGAATCTGCACGGCAACAGTTGGCAGGATCACAAGCACGAGCTATGTGCGATTTATCGAAAATTTACTGACACCTCCCAGTGGCGGAGAAGCGCATAAATCGGTGCTTGAACACGCAAATGCGTCATTCCTCATAGAAACATCTGTAGCAATCGCCGCGCAAATCAGGACACACCGATTTTGGAAGGGTGATGTCGTCTGTCACGCCCACACGCAGCAATCCCTCAGGTATTGCAACCTAGGAAGTGAGCGGTTCGAGGGTGAGATAGCTGTCATCAAACCGTGTGATTTGCAAGCTAACGGAATTGGTTTTGATGCCTGGCTCAATTCGTGCGCGATTGCAGAAAAAGCTTATTTTCGCCTGCTCACCGAAGGCAACAAACCCGAAACCGCCAGGTTCATTTTGCCTGAGTCTGTTGCAACCAAGTTTGTCGTCACTGCAAATTTTTCCGCTTGGTTGACGTATCTGCGTTCCAGGACGCATAAAACGGCACAGATTGATCATCGCTTCCTTGCTGAAAAAATAGCTATTGAACTATGGCGCAAATGTCCTAATGTGTTCAAAGAGTTCGCTTATTTGGAGGTTTGATGCGTCGATCGCTATACACTGTATCACGCGTCCGGAATGATGGTATCCCGTATGGCCTAGTTCACGGATCAATGGATGGGGAAGAGTCGTTGTGCGGTATTGTTTTTGATTCCGGTGACTGGTATATCCTCACCAATTGTTTCGATGGTGAAACCACATGTCCTAAATGCAAAACAGCACCGCTCGTGCCTTTACAAGGAGACAAACATGGACCCAAAAACCAAACTGATTCTAGCATGGCTTGAAGCCGGAGAAGAACTCGAAGTAACAAAGAAAGAAGAACGAACCCTGCGCGATCGCATTCACGCAGAGGTCTTCGAGAGCACGGATGCCATTGGAACACACCGGCATGCACTTGGTGATGGGTATTTTCTGCGCCTTGTAACCAAAGAGAATATCACTGTAGAGCGCAATGTTGAGAGGGTTGAAGCTGTGCTCACCAAGTTGTGCGAGACACCTGACGGCCCGGAATTGGCCAGAACGATCTTCAAGTGGAAACCAGAGCTGAGCACGAGCGTCTACAAGTCACTGTTACCTGCACAGAAAGTGCTCATTGATGAAGTGTTGACGATCAAGCCAGGAGCGCCATCTCTGGAATATATCCGTCCGAAGAATGTGAGTGAATGAATGCACTCAAACGAATGGTTGCTAATAGAAACGGCGCCCAGGGATAGCAAAAAATGTTTGTAGTCATTGCTATAGACGTTGAGCCATTCTCCGGAGCGTCAACGCCATACACTAGTGATCCTTACTGTGTGTGGAGGAGCCCAGACGGCACGTTTGTCAGATGGCCTCATAAGTTCGCACCCACCCACTGGTTCCCATTACCCACCACAGGCTGTGACGAATGAAGATCCGATACACAGACAATCAAAAGCTCTATCACGTCAAAGTGCTTGTATACGGTCTTGCCGGGACAGGAAAAACTACCCTCTGTGCCACAGCACCCAACCCAATTGTGCTCAGTGCCGAATCCGGTCTCCTGAGTTTACGTAAGCAAAAAATACCGTTCGTTGACATTGGAACGTATAAAGAGCTCACGGAAAGCTTCTTGTGGGCACAATCTTCCACAGAGGCAAAAAATTACCAGACGATTTGCCTTGACAGTCTTTCCGAAGTGGCCGAAACTGTCCTCGTCGAGCTGAAAAAGACCAGCAAAGATCCACGGCAAGCCTATGGGCAGCTCCAGGATCAGATGACTCAGATTATACGATCGTTCCGAGATTTAGACAAGCACGTCTATTTCAGCGCCAAACAAGAACGCGTCGTAACTGACCCTGTTGCAGGAACGATCGCTATTTACCCAGGGCTTCCTGGAACAAAACTCGGGCAACAATTGCCTTACTTTTTCGATGAAGTGTTCAGGTCTCTTGTTCATGACGATCCAGCAACCAAAGCTCGCTCGTATTGGTTGCAGACTCAGAAGGACACAACCCACGAAGCCAAGGATCGAAGCGGCGCGCTCGATCCTTGGGAAGAACCTAACTTGACTGCGATCTTTAATAAGATCCTTGCCTAAAGGAGGCAGAATGTGCCATTACGATGAAAATTACTGTGCTGATGCACAAGCTGGTGAGCCCACATGCTGTGGCCAGTGTGAAACGCAGCTTCACGATCTCCCACCTTACAGCGTTACCAAATATTATGTCTTCGGCATTCCTTTTTTCACCAAAGAATATTTCGTTTAACCTCAAAAGGAGCCAACATGACAGTCTTCAATCTCAATTTTGATCTCACCGCAGTCAATCCCAGCGGTTCAGGCGGTGGTTGCCTTCCCGTGTCCGATTCTAACGGTCATCTCGTTCAGATCGTGAGCTCTGAAATGAAGAGCACAAAAGACGGCAATGGTGGTATGCTGGTCTTCGAAATCGAAGGCATGGACGGTGAAGCTGTGGGTAGCTCCGCTACCTTCCGGCTCAATCTTTTCAATCCGAGCGAGAAGGCGGTGCAGATTGCACGCGCCGATCTTGCGGCTATCTGCGCCGTTATTGGTGTCGCACCTGCGCCTGGTAATGTCGACACCTCCATTTTCCATGGTAGGCCGTTCCGTGCCGTTGTGGTTGCAGACAGCTTTACAAACACCAACGGTGAGACTGTCAATACCACCAAAATCAAGCGCTTTCTAGATGCCAACGGCAACAAACCTGGTAAGTGTGGCGCGCCTGCTGTTCAGAGTGGACCGCCGGCTCAGCAGTTTGCTGCTTCGTCCGTGCAGTCTGCTTTTGCGGCTTCAGCACCGCCTACTACGCCCGCACCCGTCGGCAATGTCCCTCCCTGGGCGGCGAGGTAATTTTCGGTTAAAATCCAATACGTCGTTCTACGGCCCCAGCAATGGGGCCTTTTTCAGGAGTCACTTCATGCCCATGAGCCCAGTTTGCCAGAAACTACGCGATGCCGTTGATGCTTATAGTCAATTTCTGCATGAGGACGGTCCCCGATCCCATCTCGGTGCATCACAGATTGGTGATCCGTGCCGGCAGAAACTGTGGCTCGGATTCCGGAATTGTGACTACAAAGTTCACACTGGCCGGATGCAACGGCTCTTCAATCGAGGTCACAAGGAAGAACCTCGTGTTCGCGATTACCTGGAGGGCGCTGGAATTAAATTCCAGACGCTGCTCGAGTTCTACAATTGGAAGACGGAACAGCATCAGTTCAGCTCGGGTATGGGGCATTTTGGTGGATCTTGCGATGGTATTGTAACAATGCCCACAGGGGTTGGCGTCAAAGGCAATCTCGTGTGGGAATGCAAGACTTATGGCAAGGCGACCGAGTTCAAGGGCTTGTTTGAGACTGGGGTTCAGTCGGTAAAACCCATCCACTACGCGCAGATGGTGCTGTATTGTCATAAGTTTAACTGCAATCATGCGCTATACACAGCAGTTTTAAAGTCGAACGACGAGATATATTATGAAATTCTTCCAGCAAACCCTGAATTCGCCATGCAACTGGAAGACAAATCCCTTGAAATCATCACATCACAGCAATCTTTGCCTAAGCTAGGTGCAAGTGCTGCCTACTACAAATGCAAATTCTGCGATTTCAGTGGAGTTTGTCATGGAGGTAAAGAAGTTTTACGAAGTTGCCGGTCTTGCCAGAATGCGCGCGCCGTTGACAATGGGCAGTGGGAGTGCTCGTTGTATGGGATCATCCCCAAGGAGCATTGCATGAAACCGACCCAGTGTGGACAATGGGTGTCAATCCTGCAGAGGTGATCGTGTCATTTAAACTCAGGGATTACCAGGAATATGCTGTCAAATCGACGTTTGATTATTTGTATGCAAATGCTGGTAACCCTTGTGTTGTGATGCCCACAGGATCGGGTAAAGCCATAGTGTGCGCGGGCATCATCAAGCAAGCGTTCAGTTTATATCCCAATAGCCGTATTTTAATGGCGACACATGTTAAAGAGCTGATCCAGCAGAATGCCGATGAGCTTATGGCATATTGGCCAAGTGCTCCGCTCGGGATTTACTCAGCCGGCCTAGGGCTCAAGCAAGCGTGCCCGCCAATTGTGTTCGGTGGCGTTGGCTCCCTTGTGGGCAACATAGAAGGTATTGGGTTCCGCGATCTGTTGTTAGTAGACGAAGCTCATTCTATCTCAACAAAAGACGACACAATGTATCAAAAGTTAATAGGTGGGCTGAGGGTGGTTAACCCACAATTACGGGTCATTGGATTGACAGCCACGCCATATCGTCTAGGCCAGGGTATGATAACTGAAAACGGCTTGTTTGATGCAATATCTTGCGATATGTCTAGCTTAGATGCGTTCAACTGGTTTATCGACGAGGGTTATCTCGTTAACCTCGTCCCACGGCCAACGGCAACGAAACTAGACGTGTCCAACGTTGGGATTCAAAATGGCGATCTCAATCAGCATCAATTGCAACAAGCTGTCGACGTTGATAAGGTCACGTATGATTGTATCCAGGAGGCGATTGAGCTTGGCGCCGATAGACAGAGCTGGCTTGTATTTGCGTCGGGAATTGAGCATGCCGAACACATCACAGAAGCGTTACATTCATTCGGTGTGTCTGCCTGCGTCGTTCACTCCAAAATGAGCAAAGCTGATCGTGATGCAAACATTGCTGATTTTAAAGCCGGAAAATATCGTGCCATCGTGTCGAATGGTGTGCTCACGACTGGCTTCAACCATAAACCAGTGGACCTCCTCTTATTGCTCCGCCCGACTCTCAGCCCTGGCCTTCACGTTCAGATCCTTGGACGAGGCACCAGGCCAGTCTATGCGCCTGGATTCGACCTATCGACAGCAGAGGGTCGACTTGCCGCAATAGCTGCTAGCCCTAAACGCGATTGCCTCGTACTGGATTTCGCCGGCAATGTCAAACGCTTGGGGCCGATCAACGATCCCGTCAAACCGCGTAAAAAAGGTGACAAACCCGGAGAAGCCCCGATCAAGATTTGCCCGCAGTGTGGAATTTACTTGCACGCGTCCGCGCGTAAGTGTTATTCGTGTGGGCACGATTTCCCACCGGGGGCTTCAAAACTCACTCATGCCGCTGCTGAGTTGGAATTGATCCGCAGGAATGACGCACCAAAGATCGAATGGTTTACAGTTGACCGCGTTGTTTATTCTAAACACAGCAAGGCTGGTGGCAACCCGAGCCTCAAAGTGACATACTTTGTTGGTCTGAGTAGTTTTTCGGAATACGTCTGTTTGGAGCATTTGGGATTTGCTAGACGCAAAGCCGTGGATTGGTGGATTCAGCGCATGAACTCGGCAACTATCCCCTCTTCCATTGATGAAGCTTTGGAGTATATTGGGGGTCTAGCGGTGCCTCGTCGGATCTCGGTGCAGACAAATCTGAAGTATCCGCAGGTGCTAAGTCATGAGTTTTAAGGAGGTTGCATGTATCGACTCAAGGAATTGTTGACTCTAATTTTGCTGCAACCGGCACGAATCCCGTGTGTGGATCACCCGCGTCAAGCTCGAATCAAAGAGCTGGCGTCCATGTTGAAAAAGGAGTTCGATGTATAATTCCGTGATTTACATTGTCAAACGTCGGTGCGGCAAGCGTTATTTTACAAGCATTGAACGTGCCTTGGCCTGTTTCCCAGCATATGAGGGTTGGGACGAAAAGCGAGGTCCACGTGGTGAGCGTCTGTTTTTCCATCCCGATGGCGAATACGGTGTCGTCAAAAGTGCCGAATTGGAGGATTGAATGCAACATAAGCCTTGTGATAATTGCATATTTAGAAATGTTTCGACATCCTGCGGCGGAATGTGCCACGATTGTGGTCAACACACTAGTTATCATAATTACAAACCGTCGTTTTTTCCCCAGCCGCTTCCAGAAGAGGACCCAAACGGTATCCCACAGCATGAACCTGGCGCAAAGTTATCCAAGGGTAAGCCCGATGTTGAGATGGTTTTCGAGAGCTTCCCAAATGCACTGCTGGAACTGTGCAAGGTTGCTGAGTTCGGTGCTCAAAAGTATAGCCGGTTAGGTTTCCTGAAAGTCCCTGACGCGGTTAACGAATATCGCAAAGCGGCTGGACGGCACAAGCTAAAGCGCTTGCAGGGTGAGGAGTTAGATGTCGATTCTGGGTTTGATCATGAACTTCACGAGTGTTGGAATTTGTTGGCTATAATCGAGTGCAAGTTGAGGGCACATTCTGAAGCACCACAAATCAATGGTAGCTTCACCATTGACGATCTCAAACTTGGCTTGACGGATTAAAAGGGGACTACATGGCATTGGTTGTAAACTTGTTCGCTGGACCTGGTGCTGGAAAATCCACCACAGCAGCCGGGGTCTTCCACGAACTAAAGAAACTTGGTGTTAGTTGCGAATTGGTCACGGAGTTCGCCAAAGACAAGGTGTGGGAAGGGAACAAGAAGGTCTTTTGTTGTCAACCATATATACTTGGAAAACAGTTTTGGAGACTGTTTCGATGTGATGGTGAAGTTGATGTGGTTATCACTGATTCGCCTCTGCTTCTAACTGTCGTATACAATGATAGATATTCCGATTTGCAACATTTAAACCCGTTTGTTTTCGAGTTATTCAATAAGTTCAACAACCTCAACTATGTGATTCAACGGACCAAAACCTATGACACTCGTGGACGAAACGAAGATGTGTTGAGCGCACAAGCTATTGATGGTGAGGTTGCTAAATTATTGTTCGATAACGAAGTTCCATTTCGCAAGTTAGACTATGGCACTGCTGTTGGCGTCATTGTTGATGAGGTCAAGTCTCTCTTGAGCTGCCACCCATGACACCCAAACCCGAAACCAAACTCCAGCTGGCCGTTAAATTCGCCAAGAAGCTCGGCGCGAAGGTGTGCCGGCTTCATGACTACAAACTCTATGCCGTGTGCAATCATGGCGTGATCTTAATCCATGACATTGATGAAGATATCGATGTCGCTCTATCGGTAACCGATACATTTGACGTGATTAAACAACTTGGCCATAACTACACAATCATCGAGATGCCGTCCATGATCCGGTTTAAGGGCGAAGTCGCATATTATGATTGTCATCGCGCCGAAACTCCATATGTGCATGACTCGCAGCCTGACCAGATGTCCATCGGCGTCGAATCCAAGCGATTCATGGCAGCATTGTCTGCGGTCGCAGCTATTCCAGACCGTTCGGGTTCACCTGTAACAACACGGGTCAATATCGGGCCTCATCATTTGTCAGCGACCAACCGAAGAGTTTACCTGGAAGCCGATCACGGCCTCAATAACCCCCCTGTGGGGAGCATCCACGGCGAGGCCGTGCAGGCCCTGTTTAAAATCAAAGAGCCGTTAAAAGCCATGGGTGGATCACGCGAAAGTATTACTTTTAGGTATCCTCAGTTTTGCTTGAAGTTTTCGCTTGAACCACTTGTCGTTTATCCGTGCGAGTTTCTGGATATTGAGTGTGATCAAGAGCTTACATTTGAATCGGCGATGCCATTGGCTTTGATCTCAAATCTTGCTAAAGTTGTTAGATTCCTGGGGAAAGAGTATTACGCTGACGCAATGCGCCACTTCGCAAAACATGTGTTGACTTTTGGTGTCGGCGAAGACAAACTTGTCTTCCGTGGCAAAGGTGTTCGTGGTGCAGTGTCTAAATTCTATCCAGAGGAGGAGTGATGTCTAAAACGGTGGATGTGCGCACTTTACACGACCATGAAGGTATTCCAGAGGGGTCGTTCATTCGCAATTGCGAGGTTAACGCAGAGGGCGAATACGTTGGTATGTGGTGCTCAATGTGGGGTAGTTATACTGTAGCCGTTCCGGGTCTGCTGTGTGAAATTGTTACCGATAAGGGCTCCGAATGAACAGCGAACGCACCTGGCTGAAACACCATACTTACATGCAGATCGCAAAAGAACTCACCAATCTGTCAACATGCAATCGTTTGCACGTAGGTTGTGTGCTTCTGGATGAACAGGGTCGAATTTGCGGGTGCGGATATAATGGAGCTGGCCCAGGTATGCCTCACTGTAATGACGAACATTGCAACTCAAGCTCCCGTTGCAATCGAACCGTTCATGCTGAACAAAACGCATTGCTGTTCCGAGTATCTGCGAGCCGGCCAATGGTCGCGTACGTCACACATGAGCCTTGCGTCAATTGCACCAAAGAGCTGGCACTAGCAGGCGTCCGTACGGTTTACTATGATAAACCATACACATCGATTGGTGATCAGGAGCGTCTGGACCGGCTCGAATGGATCGGTTGCTATAACATGGATTGGATTCAGCTATGAAACTGATGAGCGATGACGAATTAGTTGGTAACATCCTGACAGACATGGTGTTCAATATCGAATGCTACCCCAACTATTTCGTCGTTGCGTTCAAACATGTCGCCACTGGCGGGGTAGTCCTCTTTGAAACGAGCCCCGAGGCCACTATCGATTGCGCCAAACTTGAATGGTTGGTCTATCATTACAAACTAATAGGTTTCAACAGTGCCTCATATGACATTCCGTTAACCATGGCAGCGCTGCAGGGTCGAAACGCCGCTGAATTGTGCCACATTTCCAATCGAATTGTAAAAGAAGAGCTCCGATTTTCAGCCCTCGAACAATTTATAGGTTGTAAGTTGCCCACAAGGGTGGATCATATTGATTTGATTGAGATTGTCGCACTTGCGCCGGCTCTCGAAACACTCAATGGGAGAATGCACGCATCTCGCGTGGAGACACAACCCATTGGTGTTGACAAACACTTGACGCGCGAAGAGGCAGATTACATCAGAGACTATTGTATCCATAAGTTGGATTCCACCATCAACCTCTACCAGGCTGTAGGTGACCAAATCGAGCTCCGGCGCAGTATGAGTCTGCAATATGGAGTGGATCTTCGCTCTAAATCAGATGCACAAATTGCCGAGGCCGTTCTCGCATCTGAACTGGAAAAGGTCAATGGCTATCGTCCGAAAAAACCGAAACTTGATACGAACGCTATTATCAAATATCAAGTTCCCGCTTACATAGCTTTCGAGTCAAACCAACTGAATTCAGCCCTAGCTCTGATCCGGGACACAGAATTTAACGTTGAAGCAAGCGGTGCAATTGTTATGCCAGACAATATTTCGAAACTCAAGATATCGATGGGGCGATCCACATATCAATTAGGCATCGGTGGTTTACACAGCACAGAAAAGAGTCAATCGATCGTGCCAAATGAAGGCCAAATTTGCCGAGACGCCGATGTATGCAGTTATTACCCATCGCTAATTTTGACACTTGGCCTTTACCCAAAGCAATGTGGCAAAAATTTCGCATCTGTTTATAAAAGTATAGTAGATAGACGAGTTGAAGCGAAACGCGCTGGCGATAAAGTAACAGCGGATAGCCTTAAAATTGTTTGTAATGGATCATACGGCAAGTTCGGCAGTAAATATAGTTGTTTATATTCACCTGCTCTTTTGTTGACGGTAACCCTCACAGGGCAGCTTGCGCTGTTAATGCTAATAGAACGCCTAGAAAACTCCGGAATATCTGTAGTTTCAGCGAATACCGACGGTGTTGTGTCTTTCTTTTCCAAAGAACTAGAGCCACAATATGATGCAATTTGCAACTGGTGGCAGCAAACAGCCGGTCTAGAATTGGAATTCACGGATTATAGAGCCTTGCACTCACGTGACGTAAATAGTTATATCGCTGTAAAGCCTGACGGAAAAGTCAAGACCAAAGGTGCGTTCACCGATTCCGGAACACTAAAAGGTAATGCCCGGCTTGCTTTATCCAAAAACCCATCAAATCAAATCTGCACGGACGCAGTCATTGCGCACCTCACTGTGGGCACACCTATTGAAGTTACCGTCCGAGAGTGCCACGACGTGACCAAGTTTCTCACTGTCACCAATGTCACAGGTGGTGCCCATAAAGATGGCGTTTGGCTCGGTAAAGTAATCAGGTTTTACTACGCCGAGAACGAGCACAGCGCGATACGGCGGATTGCAAACGATAACCTCGTCGCGTGCACGGAGGGGTGCAAACCATTGATGTGCATGGAAAGCAAAACCATACCAAAAGACCTGGATTACAATTGGTATATCAAAGAGGCAAACAGCTATTTATATGATCTGGGTGTTAAAGTCAAGAGGAGGGGGTTGTTTTGATCGACGTTTCTGTAATTTTCCCAACCTACAACCGGCCAGCTTACCTCAAGCTGGCCTTGGATTCGATCCTCGCACAGCAGGGTGTCGACCTTGAGTGCCTAGTCTTGGACCATGGTTCCACTTCAGAGACGGCGGCTGTCCTACAGAACTATTCTGATCCACGCCTGAGAACGTGGCGCCGAGAAGTGAACCGAGCTCCTGGAGCCACGTGCCCGTGGCAAGACTTGGCTCTCAATAGCTCTGGTCGATACATCGTGCTATTTTCCGACGATGACATCATGATGCCTGGCAATTTGGCCAAGAAGTCCGAAGTGTTGAACACGCATCCCGAGTGTGGTTTTGCCTTTTCCCGTGTTGAGCTATTCGGCGACGTGAACGGACTGTGTGATTTTGATCTGCCCAAACAAGTTGGCTATTTAGATGCAACCCCATTCGACAATTTGATAATTCGGAATCAAATTTGTATGCCGTCCGTCATGTTCCGTCGCGAATGGATGCCGTTTTTTGGAGTTCCACCACATGGCGCTTTAAATGATTGGGCGCTCTGGCTTGAGATCGCCAGCCGTAGCCGGAGCGCTTTCATTCCCCACCCGCTGATTAAATACCGCATCCATGGTAACTCAGACAGCAAGACGGTAGGTGGATATGACTGCGAGTTCTTCATTCAACAGTTGCGGATCTGGCGTTACTGGTTAAACAAAGGCTATCGACCAACAGCTCAAACCTATGACAGGATGGAACGTGTGCTCAGAGACATCGCTGGACAGCAGATTGCTCTATTGAAGGAAGCTTGGCCACCTTTGGTAAAGCCGATGAATTTGTTGAATTTGTTGAAATGAAAATTTCCTATTGACAATTATACTCGCCGAGTTATCTTTTGAGTCGTGAGGGGGTCTGAAATGAAAAACGAAATACTCAAACTCGATCAAACAGATAATTACAACTATCCAAGGCTTATGCAGCGTAAATGTGAACCTCTGGTAGTTGTGTTATTTTCCTCCTACAATAAAGGAGTTGTTGTTTTCAGTTACGATGAAGGCTTGTGTGTTGGAGAACATCGTGACAATTTCGTTAATAGCTTGTTCGAACCGTTCAATGACAAAATTGTTCTTTCTAATTAGGAGAATCTAAATGCACGAATATAAAGAACTCCCCGGACCCATTGACGGATATAAGATTTTCAACAACGACTTGACTTGTCGAGATAAACAATACGTCTTTGGAGAAATCAACGAATTGAGCAACGATGACCCTCTCGAACCTTGTAAAAACGGTATCCATTTTTGCAAACATCCTTCTGGAGTTTGGGCTTATTACAGTTCAGGGCGTGTATTCAAAATCAGAGCGTATGATGTGTTGGATGCAGCTATCGAGCCAGGTGCAGACCATAAAATGGTGGCCCGGCGAATTGAGTTAGTTGAAGAAATTAAATTTGATGCCAACAGCAACACAGGCCACAGCAACACAGGCCACAGGAACACAGGCGACTGGAACACAGGCTACAGGAACACAGGCCACGGCAACACAGGCTACAGCAACACAGGCCACAGGAACACAGGCGACAGCAACACAGGCGACAGGAACACCGGCCACAGCAACACAGGCCACAGCAACACAGGCTACAG